CCGTTCGAGGCGTTCTCGAAAATCTTCGCACGTGGCGTCTCAATGAAACGCACACCTTCGAAGGCTCCGACTTCGCCGTTGTAGATGTTTGCTGGGTCGCTGTACACGTGCGGGTCACGCCACGAAGCAACACCAGTCTCCTTGCGGAGGTCGTACGACACGTCAGGGTGAATGTAACCCATGTACATGCCGTTGAACGAAACGGCGTTTGCCTTGCGCAGAGCGGCAACAACCTTGCGGATGTCGTTCGCTTCGATGATGTCGCTCGCTTCGATTTCGGTGCGAGCAGTTGGGGTGGTGCTTCCGCCACCGCCGTACACGACGTTGGTGCCAGCGGCGAGAACGTCACGGATGACGCCGTCGATGGAGATACCAGCGTTGTAGCCGACGAGGTTGGCTGCAGCAGCGTCAACGTCGAGGAACGACGTGCCGCGCAACTTGGCGGTCGTGTTCACGGCGTTGCCGTACTCGGCAAGCGTCACTTCAACTTGGCTGTCACCCATCACCACTGGGGTCACGTCAGTGTCCTCAGTCAGGGTGCTGGTCTTTTCTGCGAGGTCGTTGAAAATGGTGAACTTCACCGACGAACCTGGCATTGCTTGTGCGACTGGCATCACGTCTGCAACCGCGTCGAACAGAAGTTCGCTGCGGAGTGCGAAGTACGCAATCCTGTCAAATGCAACCTGGTCTGTGAGCAGGTCGCTCGTTTGTGTCTTGGTCATTTCCTGTTATTTCTTTCCCCCGACAGGACGGGGTCCTGCGGGCTAGAGGTTTTCTGCTTCTTGTCTTGCTTGAGCCAAAATCTGCATGACCTCTTGCTCGTTGCGAGCCTGGTTCAACTTGGTATTCCAGTCGACAACGGGTTCGCTTGTCTCACCTGCGCGTTGTGCCCGCGTAATGCGGGACCACGCATCGGCTTCAGATTTTGCTTGCGCGTTCTCTGCAGCCTTCGCAATGAGTTGGGCTTCTTCCGCCGCTGACCTAATCGCCTCAGGGGAGATTTCACCGTCGTAACCTTTTACGAAATACTTAGCCATCGGGTTATCCATTGGGATGCCCGCTTTCATAAACGCGTTTTCGCGTCTAATGGCGTCCGCTTCCGCTAGTGCCTGCTCTTTAGCCTTCAACTCTTTTTCGAGTTGACGCATCCGTGCCCGCACTGGGTCTTTCGGTGCCTCGTCGCCAGTTTCGTCTTCGAACTCGTGGACGTTGGACATTGGCTCACTCCTTTACCCACACCAGGTTGGAGGTTCCTGGTGGCTGTTGTCGTTATTGACAGAACTCACTGTAGCACACGCTTACGTGCGCATGTCAAGTACCCTATTGTGCGGTACCGACACCTGTTTCTACGGTGCCCGATGTTGCACCTGTAGTGCGGGCGAATTGTCCGCCAGCCTGGAATTCGCCGACGCGTTGTGCACGGCGACGCTCCAACTCCTGTTGAGCCTGGACGTCGAACCCGAACGCGGCACCAACTTTCTGCTGCTCGGTGAGAGCCTGTTCGCCACCCATCTCTTGATACAAGCCAGCCAACTGACCGACCCGCTCAAAGACCCCTTGGGCTTGTTCTGGGGTGTAGCCGCGGGCAACTAACTGTTCAGCGGTCTGAGCCTGGATGGGTAGTCCGCCTTGTTCTGCGGCACGGGCACCGATACGGGCAGCCTGAACCTGACGCTCCAACACCTGCTTGCCCCTGTTTGGGTCAATGAAGTAGGCAGCCAACGCAGTTTCGTTGTTGCCTACCTCAGGGTAGAACTGGCGCAGGGTGGCTAGAACTTTCGGGTCGGCGTCACGAACCTTCACGAAACCCTCTTGGATGCGTCCCTGGAACTCGGCTGGGGAAACGTCACCTTCGATGAGGGCGGCGAAATCGTCGGGGGAATCATAGAACTCGGTGGGGAGATTGTTGCTGCGCAACACCGTTGCGTACTGCTGTTCCAAGCCGATGTAGGTGGCGGGGTCAAGTTCGGGTAGACCGTTAGCGGCGCGTCGCGCATTGGCTTTGAAGCGAGTCTTGAACTGGGGTGTTTCGCGGAGGCGGAACAGGATGGTGTCGGTGTCTTCAATACCTTGGGCAAGAGCCTCACGGATATTGGTTCCAAGTCCAGTAAGACCTGCTCGTTGAAGGAATGAATCAACGATGCCGAACGCGTTCTCTTGACGTTGTGCTGTGGCTGCAGCGGCGGCTACTTGTGATGCAGCGAACTGGCGAGCAGATTCCTCGCGGTCGAGACGGGCAATGCGTTCTGCTTCCGTTTCCTCTGGTTTGGTCGGGGAAACTGGTGGAACTGGCAAACCACGATTACCTGGCGGAGGAGGAAGAATGAGCGCCAAATCCTCATCTGGCATCATAACCATGTCACTCATGCTCTAAACCCAAACGCTTTCTCCAAATCCATCACCAGATTAGTTGCCTTCTGTTTTGCCTCGGGGGTGTACTGCCAACCGAATCGTTCATCCGACTTCAATCGTTGCGTCCATTCACTAATCGACATAGGACCATCCGTTCCTTCCAACGCTTGCGCATACAACGTTGGCGAACCGTTGGCGTCAACCAAGTCAATCTGCTCCAACGGCTTACCGAGGATTGCGGCAGCGTACTGCTTGTAGGGACGGAACAACTGCTCCACTGTTACGCCAGCGTCAATGTCATCAGCGGCACCCTTGTACCAACGCTTTGCCGCAATCTTGTAGGTCTGACGCAAATCGTCAATAGTGGTTTTACCAGTGAGAACATCCTGAACTTCCTGGTCGGTAACTTTGCTTCCGTAGTCACGACCAATCTGGCGAACCGCATCAGCAGCAGAGGATGTGAGCGCACGCGTCGCAGCAGTTGGCTGTGCAAAAGACGTTGTGCCTGCTGGCTTAGCGAACGATTCCTGGTAGACGTACAGTTCCAGGGCTTTGCCCTGCCTGTTGTCGCGTGCAGCCTTGGTCGCAATCGTCGTAAGGGTTGCATCGTCGAATTGTAGATTCCCGAATGATTGCTGAACCAACAGTTTGAACTGGTCAATCTGACTTTGCTTGTTTGCTGGAGTTGCCTTATCAAAGTTCTGTTGCGCGGTTGTCGTGTTTTGGAAATACTGTGTGCCAGAGAAACCCTGGTCCATCAACGTTTCGAACTGGTCTGATTCGTACCACTTTTGTGTAACGGCACGCTGGAGCAGTTCGGTTACATCAGCACCGAACGTTGTTTCGTCGAGCAGGTATTGGTATTGCGGAAACTCGCGCTTGAAGACGGTAAGCCAATCGCCGACAGGTTCTTTGCCTGCCTTCAAATCTGCGCGAATCGTTTTGCGGTTCTCTGGGGTGTCAGGTAATCCTGACGCAGCAAGAGCAGCATCAACTTGTGAACGGGTGATGGCAGTCGTGGCAGCGGGCGTCCCAGTCCCTTTATCGTCTGTTGTTGCCCCATTTTCTGAAATCATTGAGAGTTGGGGACCAAACTTGCTCGCATTGGCGCGCATCGTTGCAATCTGTTCTTCGGTGAAACCAGTCGCACGTGCGGCAGCAGCCACATCAGTTGGGTACGAAATGCGAGTTGTTAGTTGGGTAAGAGTTCTTTCTGCGTCAGCAAGACGTTGTTCTGAAGCAGCAAGTTCTTCTCGGGACAGATTATTTTTGGCAAACGCGTTTCGGTTTCGCGTCAGGGTTTCTCGTAATTCTCGTACTCGTTCTTCTGCGGTTCGAATCTGTGAAACGAAAGCCGCATAACCACTAACAGTTTCTTTTGTGCGCTTTTTCTCGGCTTTATCGCGTTTCTTCAGTAGCGGTATGAGGTCATCGCGTAACTCGGTAAGTGAATACTTGTTCCCCTCAAACTCGTAGGTGCCCCTAAAGTTCGGGTCTTTAAGTGCTTCTTGCGCTTTTTTGAGGTCGTTTTCTGCGGACATTAGCGACCAATCAACCTTTCAAGAACTTGCGCCACACGCGCAGCGCCCTGTACTGCAACTTCGGTACCACGTCCCTGCTGCACAGCCAACTCAGCCTGCGTGCTAAGCGACGGAACATCCATCCCCGCGGTCGCACGTTGAACTTGCTGCCCCTGTACAAACTGAACTGCTTGACGAACTTCTGCAGGGGTCATTGCTCGACCAAGAAGTTTCAACGACTCCTCACGCAATACTTTTTCGACATCTTCGCGGGCAGTAACTTTGACTCGTACGCCTCCGCCAGCCTGACCGCCAGGGTATTCCTGTCGGAACAAACCAAGTCCAGCCTTCGCGGTAGTCCCGTAACGGTCCATAGCAAGCAGGTAATAGCCGACTGCTTCACGGTCAACGGAATCAAACATGCTTTTGGATGGCTTGCTGCTTCCGTAGAGTCCGCGGTCGTAAAGGTCATTGAGGAACGCTCGACGTTCTGCGGGGTCGGAAATGGATGCAAGGAACTGGTATGACTCATTGGACAGTTTTTCCGATGAGCCGCCGTATGCGTCACGGTCAATGTTCCCATTTTCGTCAACCAGTTTTGGTCCGCTGTAATACAAATCCCTGCCGCTTGTCGTAAAATACTTCTCGTCAAGTAGCGGTTCGCTGCCAACTTTGGTGACCATCGACGGTGCGACTTTGCGTTTTTCGAACGAGTACGTCTGGGGAAGCGTGAACGTGCCCGTGTCCTGCGTTGACGGAGGGGGAGGTGACGGAACGAAAACCATTGTTAGTCCACCTCAGATGATAGTTCATCCCACACACGAGCGAAGTCGGGGGTCTCTTCGACGAGGGCAGTTCCGATGTTGTAGAGCCATTGGCGTAGTTCGGTGAACTTCTTTGCGCTGATGTCTTTGTTGCCTGCCGCATACACCTGCTGGTATGCCTCGTCGCGGTACTTCAAATAACTGGTTAGCGCAGTAGTCACTGGGTTCTTTTGCAACTTGGGGTCGTTTACGGCAGCCTGCAACTGAGGAATGGTCTTTGCTTGGAACTCGCCGACCGTGAATACGGCTACGGCTGGGAAGCCTGGGTAGACCTCGTTGATTCGTTTGCGTTCGTTAGCCAGCCATTCGCGTTGCGCCTGGTTGGGGTACTGACCGATTTGGGCTTTCAGGTCACGGTAGATGGCTGCACCAATGCGGTATTGGGCAAGGTCGACCATTTGTTCGGCGGTCAAACGGGTGCGCATCCCTGTGCGAATCTGACGTTCGTAGGTGGCGAATGAGAAGTCGTCGCCGCCAGGTGAGAAGTATGCGGCTACGTCAGGGTATTTCTTGAACAGGTCTTTGTTGTCGCGTTCCCAGTCGCGGAACTGCTCGGACGCGGATAGTCCGCCGACTGCCGCCTTTGTTTTGTTGGACATATACAAAAGGGCGTCGTCGCCGAAACGACGATAAAACGTTTCGACGGCGGTGTCGGGGTTCTCCTGTTGCAGTTTGTGGAACTCTGCGGTGAGTGCGGACGCCATGACGTCGCCTTCATCCGTGGGAACAATGAACTCTGTGGTTCCTGCGGTTGGTCCGATGAACTGTGAGAGTGCACGCATAATTGCAAGAGCCTGGGCACGCGGCTTGGCATCCTCAAAGAGGCGCTGCTTTTCGTTGATGTCGGAAGTGTTGTAACGTCCCGAAGCAGATAGCGCCTGTACGGTTTCTACATACGTGTTGCCGTAGATGGTGTTGAGTTTGTTCGGGTCTGCTTCGATGGCGTCCTTGATTTTGGTGACATACCCTGGGACAAGAGCGCCGATGCCTTTCCTGCCGTAAGGCAGCAATGCTTCAATGAGTGCATCAGTTGATGGCGTGTCGGGAATAAGTTGGGATGCTGCAATTTGTACGGCTGGTCCCACCGCTGGAATAACTTGGAAGCCCATTGACAAACCTTTTACTCGTCCGACGAGTGGGGCTTCCACCCCAGTAATCATCTTGGTAAGTTTGCCCGAGAACGGGAAGACAAACATGTTTTCGCCGCTGATTGGGTCCTTGTAGAAAAAGCCGCGACCGTCTTGGTCTGGGTCAAAGTTGGTCATGCCCGTGTACACCTGTTGGGCGCGACGGATACGGGCAGGGTTTTCGATGAGGTACCCCATGTAGGTTTGCAGAACTTCGCGGTATGCGACACCGAATGGCATGACGATACGCAGGATGTCTTCGAGGTTGTTGCGTTCGGTGGCGTTGAACAGTTCGTCTTTGACGAAGTTGGTGGCGCGGATGGTGGCGTATTGGTCAAGTTGTTGCATGGTGCCCGTGCCGCCACCAGTTGCGAGTTGGTCTTCGAGTTTCTTCCAGTTGGCTTTGCCGCCGACAACGTCATAGATGGACATTTCGTTAGCCTCAGCGGTCTGCCTAATCTTCTGCAGTAGGAAACCAGCCTCGTCCTTGGAGAGCAGGTCGGCATTGTTGACGACTTGCTTGTAGTACTCCTGACGATATGCAGGGGAACGTTCAAGGGCTGTGGTTACTTTGCCTGCAATGTTGTTGAAGAAGAAGTCAACAAAACGGTTCTTGGCACGGATGGCAATGTCTTGCGATTTGCGTAAGTTCTGTTCTTGTCCTTTGCGTTCTGCGTACTTGACCTTTTGGGGAAGTTTGCTGGACGGGTCGTCAACATAGAAAGCGACAAAATCGGCGAACTCTTTCTGTCCTTCCTTGGTGTTCCAAATGTCGTTGCCAGATACTCCTTGCACAGCCCAGCGTGACGGGTTGGATGCGTCGACGATGACTGCCATTTCGTTGGTGCCTGGAATGTTGATGAGGCTGCCCTTGCCAAGTTGTTTCGGTCCGCCTGGTAGGACGTTACGTATCGGGTCAATGTCTCGCGGGTCGATGGTGGTTTGTCTGCCGTTTGGAACCATGCGGTAGCCAATGGCGAACTTGAGACGTTCGTTGCCGCCAGTCTTCAATGCGACTCGTGACGCGCCAAGTTTGTCAATCCACTCCGCCAACACGTCGTCGGTAATGTTTTCAACTTTGAAATAGTTGATTGCACCAGTTTCTTTATTCTTGATTGGAACGCCATTCTTCAGGTAGTTGGTGAGCGTTTTGAGTGCTGCAACGTCCTTGGGGTTATCGGAACTACGGAGAGATGCAACAAGTTCCCGCGTCGGGATTCCTTTTGCGAGACCGTTCATGATTCGGTCGGTGCTGACTTGGGCAAGTTCTTCGATGAGTCCTTGGAACCACAGCATCGGGTCTTCTGCTTTGTCGGCAATCTTGAACGACTTAGTTTTGACGCCAAGTTTCATTGCCTCTACGGGGTCTTGCAAGTTGGCTTGTACACCCTGCGACATGACTTCTGCCCAGTCGTCGGTGACATCGTCCCACGAGTCCAGGGTCTTGGTGACGATTTCGTCGAACTTCTTGCCGTAGATGTTGGTTGCACCTTTTTCGCCGATAGCCCATTGGATGTATTCCCACGGGTGACGGAAGAATGATGCCTTGCCAACGGTGGCGAGACGTACTTGTCCTTCGAAAAGGTTTCGCATGATGTATCCGCCAGTGGCAAGAGCGAGCGGTTTCCAAATGTCGTTTTGTATCCATTCGGTGAGGGCTAATGCTCCACGTGGGTCGCCGTCTGCATTGGAGACTGCACGGCGAATAAAGGGGTTACCTGTGAGTCGGCGGAGTTGTCGCGGGTCTGGAAGAACTTGCATGTTGTCCATAAGTTCGACGAAGGAGCCTGGTCCGCTCACCACCCATTTGTCGAGTTGTGCTGGGTCAACACCTTCGGGGACATCAGCCAAGCCTGAGTCAATGGCTGATTTGATGAAGTTGGCGTCATACATGTCGCCTGCAGCGTCAACAAAGTATTTGCGTGTTTCGTCATAGCGTTCTTTGATTTTTTCAAACACGGATTTTGCGACTTTACGTCCATCTTCGCCGAACTCTCGAACCATGTGTTCTTCGACAAGTTCGTTGTAGAGGGTTTGGATTCGATTGGTGTCAACGCGTCCTGGTTGACGGGCGATATCCATGACTTCTTTCATCACGGCTTTGCCTTTTTCGCTGGCGGTCTTTGTGCCCATTGTGTCGAGATAGTTCGCGATTGCGCGAACGGCTTTGGCGCGGTCCTGCCCTGAACCCCAAATGAGGACGGAGTCTGGGACTTTGGTGAGGAGTCGGCTGTTGCGGAAGTTGTTGTAAAGCGGGATTCGTTCTTTCACCCATTCGCTGCGTGTTGCACCTGGGATGCGACGAATGTCCTCGGGGACCATGCCCGCGATGGTGGAGTTGACGCGGTCGGTTGCCTGTCCGACGATGGCAACGATTTCGTCCGTGGTCTTGGCGTCGGCGAGACGTCCAGCGTATTCGGGGTCAATCTTATATTTGAAGACGCGTGACATGATGTCGAACGCGTCGTCGTTGCCAACAAGTTCGTCGACGAGGCGGCGGGCACGAGTGTCGTTATTGAAGAAGTTGTAAAACTTGGAGCCTTCGAACGCCGCTTTCTCGGCGTCGGTTAGTCCTGCGATGCCGCGTTCGGCGACGCGGGCAAACGCAGAAATCTCTTGCGCGCCTTTGATGGTAGGCATGACAGCGGATTCGACAAGACCAGTTTTCAATAGTCCTTGCGCGAGGGTTTCGGTAATGGTTTTGGTTCCGCGGAGTGCTTTGGTTGCCTCGCCTCCTGCACGAGCAGCCTCAAGTGCTTGACCTGCGTACATGGTCGGGTCGCTGTAGATATTTACGGCAGCGTCAACAAAACCTGAGAGGAAATTGTATTCGCGTGAACCTGGGACAAACACGAGGCTGGCTGCGCCACGACCTACAGTCCATGCGGAGCCGTTGATGGTGCCGCGAACTTGACGTGCACGTTCCGATTGTTTCTCTGCTACCGCACCGCTCGCAAAGTAACCTTCGCCAGCGTTGTTCGGGTCGTCGATGAGCGAGCCGAGCGTGGTCGATTTGAACCAGCCGTCGAACCCATCTGGGTCGTTCTTGGAGAACGCTTGTGCCGCGACGTTCTGCGCAAGTTCTGGTGCGAGGTTGAGTGCTGCAAATGTCCAGCGGCTTGTTGCCTTCAACTTGTCAGAGACGTTGCGTTGGAACCAGTTCTTCTTTTGGTTCGCTGGGTCCAAACGTGTACGGGCTGCGTTAGCAGAAAGGTCGGATACTTGGTCGACAACTTCTTGTGGTGCGCCTGCTTTTGCAAGAGCAAGAATCTCGCCTGGTTTCATCCAAGGGTTCTGTTGGTAAATCTGTCCGATTCGTGCAGACAGGTTGGGGTCAGCGGTTTGCTTTAGACGCTCATTGTTCTTGAGTGAATCTGCCGCCTGTTGGAGAAGTTCGTTCTCATCGGGTGCGTTCGGGAACTGTGTCGCCGACATCAGTATCCTTCACGTAACACAGAATCCAGCAAGTCAGCCAAGTCATCGTTCGGATACATCTGATAGATGGCTTTGAGTTCTTCGATGACGTTGTCAACGTTCGGTGGTGGAATCGGAATACCAGCAGCGGCGGGACCGACACCTGGACCGAACGGCGCACCAGCAGTAATCGGTTCCATCGGACGGGCAGTTGGGGCGGTTAGCGAACCAGGTGCAGCGGGGACGGCGCGACGCGCAGCCCGCTGTGCACGCTGTTCAGTCGGCGCGTTACCTGTAGGTACCGCTTGGACGCTGCGACGCTGCTGCGTTGCTTCACCATACGTTTGTCCTTTGAACTGTGGCTGAACCATTTATCCCCCGAGTTGTGCGAGTAGTTCTTCAAGCGGTGGTGCACCAGCAGGACCAGCAACAGGAGCCTCAGCCCCCATCCCAGGCATCGCCAAACCAGGCATCGTCTCAGGAGAACCCATCGGCATCGCCTCAGCCTGACGTTGACGTGCACGCTCATCAGTCTTTGCGACCGCTTCAAACAGCGGAACGTCTTGTTCCACGACGAGACGGGTGAGGTATGCGAGGTCTTCGGGCTGGTATGGTCCTTGCGGATTCGCAGCCTGCTGCTGAATCGAAGCCAACAATGCGTCCTCTACACCTTCGGCGATGATGCGGTCATGCTCAAAATCGGGGTCAGAAATCAGCGGGTCGGCTTCGCGAGCAGACTCTTTGGACATCAACCCAGTACCCAAACGTTGACCCAGACCAACAATCAGATTGTTGACGTCGGTGCCAGCAGCCGAATACGCAACATAGTGGTAGTCGGTTTGCCACACCTTGTTCGGCACATACGACTCCTGCCCTTGTGTCATACGACCGCTCATGAAGAACGTTTTGGTGGTGTCACCCCAATATGCTTTTTCGAGTGCAATCGCAATCTTGTCTTCATGCAGCAGCGAGTTCGCAAAAATCTCTTGTGCTTCCTGCACACGGTAGTCAACGGTTGCTGAGAGGACTGCTTCGCCGCGGCGTCCTGTTCGGATGTTGGTTGCGGACTCGCCACCGAACTCTGCGGGTATCGCGCCTTCAAGACGTTCTTGGCGTTCCAAACGGTCGAGGGCTGTGTCGGTTTTGTAACCAGGATTTAGTTGCAACTGCTGGATGTCGCCACCTTTGACAACACCCAAAATGCCTGCCTTGCCGTCGGCAATCTGCAGAATCTCGGGGTTCTCACCAGGACGAGCAACCAAATACTCTTCAGGGAAAATGCCGCGTTCGATAGCGATTTCGGTCAACGCTTGCAAACGTGCACGCGTGTAATACATTCCGAGCACACCATCGAACTGACCACGAGGTTTGTCGAGGGTGATGCGTTGCGGCACGACAGCCAACGGCATACCTGTACGGTTCGGGATTGCTTCCAACAGGATTGCTTCTAAGCCGACACGCTCAGAGGCGTTCAACTCAGGGTTGTCTTCTGCACCCAACACAATCAACTGCAGTGAGTCGTGGCACACATATTCCAGAAGCGTGTAACGGGAGTCTGATTGGACGCGACCGAAACGCAACTTGTCCGCGACCAGCGGACCGTAGTTCTTCAGCAGGTAGTTCGCTGAGACGCGGGAGGTGAAGATGCAGTCGTCGGGGAGGACGTCGTCGTCTTCCATTGGTGCAGCGAATGTGTCGAGCGGGTTGCGGATTTCCCACTTCGGTGTCAACGTCGCAAAGTCTGGCTTCAAGAAGACGGGGCTGGATGAGTAGGCGAGAAGGTGACGGGCACGGCGACGCAGTTTCATCTGCATACGGTTCTCATCCCAGAAACCAAGCATCGCCTTTTTGCGCATACGCGCCATCTTCTTAGCGTTCTCGCTACCTTCTTTGATTGGCGGGAAGTATGGGTTCGGCATCGTTGAGGAGACGCGCATCGACATCTGGTCCAAACCTTGTACGAGTAGGTTTGCGACGTTAGTTTTTGCGTTGCGGTCCAACTCGTTCAACGGGACAATGACGTCGCCGTTGGCAAGGTCGCGGACGCGACGCATCTGCTCATGCACAGGACCAGCGTTCAGCCGACGCTGGTGATACAGTTCAACGATTTCGTCTAGGGAACGCAAGGGTTACATGCTCCCGCGACGAAGACCGCCTCCGCGCATCCAAGACTTCATGCCTTCAAGCAAGGAGCGTGTGCCGAAGTCTGCGGTACGACCAGCCAGTGCGTCTTTACCCGAAACGGTTCTTGAAAGCACTGGTGGTTTTGGACCACGGGGACTTTCTGGGCGCAAAAAAGTTTTAGAGCCTTGTGGATACGTTGGTTTTGGGCGCGCTACATTGCTGGAACTAGGCGGCGTTGGGCGACCGAGTTTGTTTCCGCCAACTGCAGGCGGAACATTACGTGCGCGTTGACCAGCAAGACTATTGCGGTCATAAGGACCAAACGTGTCGCCTGATTGTCCACTTCTTACGTACGCTTTACCATCGCGCATAAAGTATTCGTCTTTGCCGTCATCAGTTCCGCCCATGTTGTTGCGGAGTTTGCCACTTGCACGCTTCTTAGCCATAGTGTCTCTTAGGGTAGCACACTAAATCCAAGAGGGACGCCATAGTCTCGGCGGCTGCTTCACAGGACCCAACTCAGGCAAATGCAACATAGCGAACCAGCACGCCATCACCAAGTCCGTCCCATTCTTCTTGTTCGGCGTCCACGACGCCAACTCCTCAACGAACGCCAACGTCTTCCAGTTCTCCCGCATCGTCGGCATCCGAACCTGCCCCGTCCTAAACAACGTAGGCAGCAACGCCTCCACACCCAGATTCTCGTCTAGTTTGTTCCTGGAGGTTGTATGCGGGATGACGTTGACGCCGTGAAGGGCTTGCCACTTGCGAACAAAGTCGTGGGCAAGCAAGAAACGTTGGGCGGCGTTGACTTCGACTATCCAATGGCTGATGGGGTAGCCCATGTCGAACGACCTGTTTTGCCAAATCTCCATTATGCCGCCGTACTCTCGGCTGCCCGTATCAAAACCAAGTAACTCTTCCGCCGTCAACTTCGTACGTTCACAGTCAATCAAATACCGTAGGTTCGTTTTCGGTTGGTATAGCCACCATTGGATAGCCCAAAAGTTCGTCGGGCTGGGGTCCACTGACGCAATCGAAATGATTGGTGGCTCCAAGTTCGCTGGAATGTATCCTGGGCGTCGGTCGTTGTCGATGCATCCTGGGTAGAGGACGCCGTCGGGTCCCATGCCGCCTGTTGCCCAGACGCGTTCAATCAGATAGTTGCCTTGCGCCATGTCTTCTTGCTGGTAGATGACTTGGAACTTGGCGGGGGTCGAGTGTTTGAGGTAGGACAAATCTTTCCAACTCAACCTGTATGGGTCCAATAGTGGACCGTTCGGGTATGGGGGTGCGGTTGTTTTGCGTGATTCGCGACCTGTGTCGAGTTCTTCGTAATACGCTTTGTAGATGAAGTGGGTGTACTTTGACCGCTTCTCAGGTTCCACTTCTTCGCTGATGTCGGTGACGTCTTCGCCGTCGTAGGCGTCTGGGTCTTCTTCGTAGGTCACTTTTGAGAGGCAGTGTGCGTAAAGGTCACCAGGTCCCAACCTCTGTCCGATGACGGCGAGCAAGCCGCCTGGGTCTACGCGTGCTTCGGCGACGGTGTCCCAACGTTCGAGGAGTTTGTCGCGTGCGACGGACTCTTTGGCGTTCTCTGGGGTAGCAACGTCGTCGAAGAGACACAGGTCGGCGCGATGTCCGATGAACTCCGAGTCAATACCATACGAACTAACGGTCGGCTCCTTGTTATCCAACCCCGACAAGTCCTCTTGCTCAACAATGAACTCTTCGGCACGCCACAATGCGCCAGAAGATGACGGTTTGAAACGTCCGTAGTCGATGGAGAGGCATCCTTCGGCGTTGAGTGCCAACCCTTTCTCAATCAAAATAGGGTCAGGACTAAGCGGAAACGGTCGTTCCAGCGTTTCGCGGATGCGACGGCTGTACATCTTTGCAAGAGTTTGTGTAGCAGAGCCGATAAGTACACGAATCTTGCGATTCCGCACAATCATCCACACCGCAAAATCGTGAAACAACGTCGACTTACCTGCACCAGGAGGACAGTTGATGCAAATAAACTCTTTCTCAGGGGAATCCAACATTTTCACAATCTTGTATGCGGCATCAACCTGCCACGGACTAGGAACTCGTCCCAAATAGCGTCTGCGGAAGTAGTCGAAATCATCCCACCCCTGTTTTGCCTCAGGACTCAACCTGTCATACGGGATAACGGGAGGCAAATCTGCGACATCCATCGCATGTTTCCACTGGTCCGCCTGAACACCACCCTGCTTCTTACGAACCTGACCCATCTCAACGGTAGCCAATTGGATTTCGGCAGCCGCTTTACGTTTCTTCGCTTCCCATTTCGCGGCAGTGTTGATGTGTACGCCTGCGATTGCTGAAGCATCTTTGATGCTCATGCCTGCGGCACGGCTCTGCCAGTAGCGGGCTACGTCTTGTGGCGGGATTTGCCGCCTCCCCGAACGACCAGCAGGCATTACTTCTTGTTTCTGCCGCCTCCGCGGGCTTTCTTCACAACCTTCTTGACAGTCTGAATATTTTCCTTCACAACACGAACACCCTCGGTAGCAGCAACCGCACCACCGATAGCCCCAGCAGTGCCAGCAACAACCGAAGCACGCGCACCAGTACGAACCTGCCCCGCGCGAATATTAGCCGCACGTGTCTGCAAACCCTTCTGCACGGCAGCAGCCTTTTGAGCAGAAACCGCAGGCTTGCTAATAAACACATCCTTGCCTTGAAACACGCCCTTAGGAGTGTAAACATCGCCACTAACTCTGGTCGTTCGAGCACCCTTGGCAACGTAAGTCCCAACTTCGTCCGAAGCATCAGCAGCCCAAGAACCAATAGTCCTTGCAGTGTTGCGAATAGGGGTAGCCAAACGGGTTGCAGCAGAAGTCAACAACGACTTCAAATTACCGCCAGCCATCGTCTCCATCTTCACCTTCCCAGACTTGATGGCATCAACATACGCCTGCTTAGAACCGTACCCGCCCCAATCATCATTCTTCTTACGTGGTGCCATGATGCAAACAGAGTAGCAGGTTGCAAACCGACACACCGTATGCTAACCTCAACACGTCACGTCGAGAGACGCACAACAAACCAAAGAATACGGACCCTAAACGGTTACATTCCTCCCCACAAACAACTGTGGGGGCAGCATGGTTAGACCGCACGGACAGATGGCTCGAAAGAGGGACCGATGATTGTCGCCTTCTTTTGGTATAGAGACAGACGGGTTCAGGCGTAAAACAGAACTTGGGGGGGCTAAAAACTATTCGCCCCTAGCCACCAGCCACTCGCCTCTGCAAGGGTAGTGCTAACGCACAAACACACAAACCACCACCCCCTTAAGAGCGCACTTCAAGGACAAACATCGAACCTTGAACACCCCCCCCTCCCTCCCCCACCTCCCCCGTGCAGGATACGAACCACAAAAATGAACACACAGCAAAACCCTTATACATA